TCCTAAACCCTTGTGGCCATTAAGGCCACTCATCAAAGGGGATAGGTCTTCCAAAAGACTCGCCCTAAGTATCGCACGTTCATACGAGTCAATTAGACTTCCAATTGACGAAGATCTTACCAATGTTATTTCGACACACCCTAATAAGGATGTCCTACTTACACTTGATGAGGAATTCAATCAATTTTTAGTAAAATTTACCCGTACACGTAAATGGTACTTAGGTTCTTTACAAACTAATCGCGCAGCAGACAATGGGTTCGAAACACTATCCAAAGGTCCTAACGGACCAGCGGTAGCGTACGCACACATTGATGCTCGAGCAGTTATCGACGACGAAAATCTGTTTAAGAACATCAGTGATCTTAACCTTGCCCTAGGGCAAGGCTGGATAACTGAATGGCTTGAACGGATGGCCGAAGGAGTTAATAGCTCTACAGACTATATTACTGGCAAGTTGGGCTTTTCAGCCGAACCTGGTGGTAAGACTAGAATGTTCGCGATTGGGGATTACTGGAGTCAAACATCATTGAAGGTTATACAAGTTTCCTTGTATAACACGCTAAAGAAGATATGTACAGATTCTACAGCTGACCAAGATAAAGGTTTTAAAACCCTAATCAAGGAAAGCCACGGAAGAAGGACATATTGTTTCGACCTTTCAGCAGCTTCAGACCGTATTCCTGCAATAATGCAGAAACACAGACTGAGGTTACTGGGAGGTGATTCTTTAGCCGATGCTTGGCATAAAGTAATGACGGATCGGTACTTTATCATCAAACGTACAGGTGCAAAAGTGAAGTGGGAAGTAGGTCAACCCTTGGGTTTACTTTCTTCCTTCCCATCTTTTGCACTCTGGCACCACGACATAATCCAGTTTGCGGCTAATCGTGAGAATTTTCGAAAAGGGAAACCTTTAAGATTCTTCAAACGATATCGCCTACTGGGTGACGACGTGGTAATCTTTGACGATAAGGTCGCGAAAGTGTACCAAGACTTGATTATTAATGAGATTGGTTTAACCATTAACATTAGTAAATCTGTCTTCGGTGATAAGGAAAAGTCCCAAATAGAGTTTGCCAAAAGGCTTTCTCTAAACGGAACAGAAATGTCATCAATTAAGCATAATATACTTTCTAAATCTGACAAGCATAGCTTGTTAGACTTAGTTGATATACTAGGCGAAAGAGATTTCATTTCAAAAGATACAGGCCACTACGGTCTGCTATCTACCCTTAAATCTGAGGATAGAGAGCTCTTTGGTTTCATGTTATGGATTAGATCTGGCCTATCGAGCCCTTATAGGGTATCTGATACGTGCTGGATCGACCGTGATTCTTTTAACCGAAAGGTTAAACAGAAGCGGGTCCAAAACATGGAGTCCAAAGCGATGTCGCTCATGGGTAAGTCTCTCGATATGGAATCCGAAAGGATTGTATTGAAAGAGCACTATGAGAACATCTCGGTACCTTGCAGTGAGAAGGCCCTAGGTTACATGGAGGATGAGATTCATGGTAATACAATTTCCGAAAGGAAAGAGTTTGCCATTCGTCAACATCCTCTAGTTTGGGCTATAACACAAACTTCAAGAGCTCAACAATTTATATTGTTCGATATCTTGGACGATTATGATCCAGACATGTCTCCTGTGGAGTACTTGCCCATAGTAAGTTCAAAGAGTTTCTTCCATAGTCGTAAGACTATGACAAGATTTCTCTCAGAAATCATTATAGACTCTTTAAAAGAGTTGAAAGATGAGTTCCAACTTCCCAAAGATACGCCGGTAGACCCGGAGGCCTAACAGGGAATAATATGTTAGGTTAAGTTTCTTAGAGCTATGTTAGCCC